CCCTGCCCCCGAATCCTCGTGACCATCTGCTCGGGAGTGGCTTCCTTCGGAAGGCCGATCTCCTCCGCAAGAATCTTCAGGTCCATGTCGTTACACCTCCGTCAACGTGAGCGCGCCAATCCCGTCCGGCCTGAGCTCGAACGTTTTGGCGACGTCTGGTTGCGAGACAGCGGGCTCTTCCTTTTTCTCCGCCATCAGCATGTCTTTGTAGTAGCCGACCACTTCGTACCCCATGTCCTCGAGCTTCTTGACCTCAGCCCCGAGATCGAGCCCGGCCGGACATTTCACCGTGAGCGTCCCCGTCTTCGCGTACTCCGCCATCAGGCCGTCCGTCATCGTCTTCTTCGTCTTCTCGTTCATCGCCACGCACGGGAACATCCCGTCGAACCATGGCGTATTGGTGAGCCCGGCCCGGAGCAGCGTGAAGCCCTGGTCCTCGCCGGATTCCTTGTTCGTGTAGTTGGAGCTGAAGGTCGGGGAGATGAACCGGTACTGGCCGCCCTTGATCCACTCGGCCGCCTCGTCCGTGGCGTCGAACAGGGCATAGAGCCCGTCGCTCGCGATCTCCAGATCCTTGATCCAGCCCGCAGCTCGCCTCGCCTCCGGCGTGGTCCCGTAGTCGAGCCCATGATCGAAGTCCACGGGCAGGGCGCGGCCTGTGCCCTCGAAGTTCTTGACGACCTGGTCGAGCACGTCCGGCGTGATATCGATCGGCCCGTCCGGATGCCCGTCCCAATGCCCAATCGGGAAGAGCTGCACCTTCACCTTCGTCCCCTCAAATGTGTGGGGGAACGATTCGACGAACGCCTTCATCAACACACCTCCATCGTCACGCGGCATTGGCCACCTCCCGGAACACGTAGATCGTCACGCACCGGCATCGCCAATCGCCCTCACAGGCTGGGTTCGGCGTCGTGAACGTAGGATCGCCAGGGTCATGCTCTTCGCCATCGAGCGCCGCGCAAGGGCCACAGGTGCCGGCGTCCATGATCGCGGAGTAGAAGGCCGTCTCCGTCTCAGCGGCCATCGATGCCGCCTGCTCGTTTCGCCCGTTGCCATAGGAGCGATTGACCGCGCCGCCGAGATTCGCGATCTGAACCGGGACGGACAGCGCGGTCAGTGCATCCCGGACGGCCATCTCCTGATCGCGTTTGGTGGCGCCATCGACGTTTCTGGCCGCTCCGAGCGCCTTCTGGGCCGCTGCGACCAGCGAGCCGACCATTCCGGTGACGAACAGCGATGCCGTGGCCTCGACCCAGTCCGTCTCGGCCTTCGTCGGCTTGAGATCTAAGCCGTCGTCGGATTCCTGCATGCTGCGAGCGGCTAGCGGCTGACCGGACAGCTGACGATCGCGTTCCGCCAGAATGGCCGAGCGGCCCCGCATGTAGACCCCGTCAAGCGCGATCGCGAGATCCCGGGTCAACTTGTTCTTCATGAGCGGCACATCGATGCGCCCGGCCTTGAAGTCCTCGTCGCTCGTGTTGGGCGCGGCGGTCGCGATCTTCTCGATCTGGGCTTTTCGGTAGGGCGCCACGACCCGGTACCAGATCCGATCCGGCTCGCGATCGAGCCACGCGGACGTCTCCGCGGCAGCGAAGTAGGCCTCGTGCGCCAGAGGATCGCGCGACAAGCGGCCGGCGCCTTCCGAAGCCGCGACCTTGTTGGCGGGTGGGGTCGGTGCCACATCCGTAGGAGCGGGCGTCGGTAGAGTCGGCTGCCGGAGCATCTCGACCGACTTCTCAGCCTTGAGCCGGTCCGCCTCCTGCATGAGCTCGAGCACATCCTGCTGGAGAAGCGGAAGCTGATAGGTCTCGCGAAGGTGCTGCTCGAGGTCGGCGTTCGGAGTGATCGCACCAGCCCCGGTCGGAAGGAACTTGGCCAGCGTCTCGGCCATCGCGGTGCCGGCCAGTTTGCTCAGATCCTCGCAGTTGAGCCGGGGATAAGCTGTGCGCGCGCCATAGTTCCGCGCCACGAGCTCCACGATCGCCTGGGTGTTCCACGTGTCTTCGAGCAGGGACGCGACTCCCTGCAAGGCGGCGAGGAGGAAGTCGATCTTCGACGTGCTGACCGCGCGCGATCCGCTCTGGCTCGATCCGAGATGCATGAACTCGGAGAAGAGGACCTGCGCCTTCTGAGTGTTGTGGTGCTTGATCGAGCCCAGAATATCGGTGCCCTGCCCGGTCGGATAGTCGATGGACAGCTCCTGCCCTACCTCGATCACCGCGTACTGTTTCTCGTGAGCACGGGCCTCGCGGACCAGGAGCTCCGCGGCATCTTTCTCGATGTTGCCGCCACCGGGCGAGATCTTGAAGATCGTGAACCCAAGCCCGTGCCGCTCGTGGCGCATCCCGTCCAGCTTGGTGAGCTTCTCCTCGTGGTACCAGGGCTTGTAGCAGGCCCTGAGAATCGACCGACCCCAGAGGTTGTCCGCCTCACGCGCGAACGTGAACACCATCAGCTTTGCCGCCGGCACGTTCGCCTGCTCGAACCCGCGATCGGTGTAGGCGTACTGAAACAGATAGTCGAGATCCCCAGACCCGTCCGTCTTGAAGACGAATTGCCGGACACTCTTCGGCATGATGCCGGCGATCTGCGCGTAGACCTGGCGGCCGTCCTCGTCCACGCCCCACACCTTCTCGAATGCCGAGAAGCCATAGCTCAGGCATAGGAGCGAATGGCGGAGGAGGTCTTGCCACTTGGGTGCGAAGGGATCCCGCCGCCCTGTGCCGAGGATCCACTTCTCGCAGAACTCGGCGATCTCCTTCTCTTCGTCCGAATCGTCGACCGGTTCGATCGTCCATTGGGCGGACAGAAGGGGCCAGATCAGCCGCGAGATCCCGGCCGCGATCTCCGAATCATTCAACATCTCCTCGTACGTCTCGGACGCCTTCTGGCCCTGAAGAGCCGGGTTGTAGTCGGCCATGTTGTAGAGCCGACCACCGAACCGAACGAACCCGGAGCCGCCAATCCGATCATCGGACCGGACCGCATCGGGCTTCAGCTGCGTGCCGTTCTCGCTCGCCATCAGAACCTGCTCGGATAGACCATCAACGGACGGTCGACCCCCTCACGCGGATGGAGAACATCGCGACCGCGCTCGACATCGGTGCGCATCGGACGAGCTTTAGGAACGCGGTCGGCCAGCTCGTCAGAGAAGGAGTCGGTCACGAAATATCGGAAGGCGTCCATGATGTGACTCGCCTCGTTGTGGACTGGCTTCGTCGCACGCACGATGCCGGTGCCGCGTTCGACCGGCCATCGGTACTCACCGAATCGGCCGACGAGGTGGCGGCACTGCGGCGAGATGAGGATCCGATCCTTGCGGAAGGACGTGCAGACGACGGTGATGCCGCGATCGACGGAGCCGGGGCCCGAAAGCCGCGACTGGCGGATGCGGAGGAATCCTGACGCGCGGTAGTAGCCCGCGATCGTCTGGCCGGATCCAGTCTGCGTGATGTCCGTGTCGGGGCCGCCCACGAGCAGCACGTCGGCGAGCGGGCCCGTGAAGCCGACGCTCCGGATGATGTCGGTCAGGTTCTTCGCATGCGTCGCGACGTCGCCCGCGCCCTCGAGCTCGTAATCGAAGAGGGTTCGCAGCGACCAGTCGCCTACCTTCTGCCCGCCGACCGCAGCGCCCCAGCCTGTCGAGCCGTAGTCGACGCCGACGACGAGCGGGAACTCGGGGTCGTACCGGATCGTGTCCTGGGCGACGTGGCGCCGAATCTGAAACTCCTTGATGACGAGTCCCTTGAGCGACCGCTCGAGCGAGTGGCCGTACTCTTGCGCCACGTCGTCGTCCCGGAGCGAGGCCGTGATCTCGCGGAAGCGCATCGACACCTTCGGGCCGTAGCGGTCGATCTCGTGCTCGGGCGTGTCCTCGAGCCCCTGGTTCAAGAGCGGATGCTCGGTCCAATCGAGCGTGTGAATGCGCCAGCCGGGCGGCCGCGTCTTGATAATCCGCGCATGCACGGTCGCGGGACCGTTCGGCGTCGTCACGTAGAGCCGCCCGAGCCGGCACGCGGGGTCGAGGGCCGTGTTCAAGGCCTCACCGAACGGCGCGAACGCGATCTCATCGACGAGCGCCCCCGCGTAACCGCCCGCGCGCCCGCCCTGCTCTGTCGGCGCCTCGCCCGAGATGTAGGCGTCCATCGAGGGACAGACGATCCGCTTGAAGGCGAACGTCGTCTCCCGCTTCAGGTGATCCGGCACCCGATCCCACATGAACCGGAAGCGGCCGAAGAGCGACTTCGGCGTCGAGTGATCCCCGCCATCGTCCACGTAGTCGCCGCCCTTGCCCGACGTCATGAAGGCGGGGAAGCCCTTGATCTTCTGTGACCGCCAGAGAAACCAGCCCACGGCCGACCAGGTGCCGAGCATGCGGCGCGA